ATTCTACTTTCTGTAAATCCTTTTAAATCTCTACCTGTTAAAACGTTTTGTGCTGTGCTTGGTTGAAGCCCCATTGCTTCTAACATATCAATATTCGTTTGACTAAAACTTTTTCCTTTAGATTTTCTGTCATATAAATTATCTAGTCGATTTTGTAATTGTCTTTGTTGTCTAGCTGCTTCATACTCTGCTTGAGTTCTTGGAGAGCCATCTTCATTATAACCTCTAAGGTCTTGAAGTTTATCTCCTAAAAAACCTAAACCTGTTTTTAATCCTCCTAAAGCTAAACCTACACCTGGTATACCCGTTATTAAAGATAAGAGCCCACCAAATATCATGCTTGGCGCAAATCTATTTTTCATAGTTCCACTTCTAGGATCAAACCTTAAATTTGGATTAAGACTTTGAGCCATACGATTTTTTCCGTATTGAGAAAATTGACTAACTTTACTTCTGTCTACTTTGTCAAAACCTCCACCAGTGGTTAAAGATTTATCTACCCTACCAGTTTTTCCTTGTAAGCCCATTGCTTTGTCTCTAGCATCAGAAAATCCACCTCTTTGTCCTCCTGATGTAGATGTTCCAGGAGATATGTCATCTCCTTGAGCTTGACCTGCTGAAAAAAATCCTTTTCTAACTCTTAAACCTTTATCTATCATTATCTTCTTCCATCCGGTTGTGCATCAAGTCTAAAGGTGCCGTATCTCCAAGATTCACCTGTAGATGTATTAGCTATCTGAATAGCCACTAATCGACCTCTAGCTCGTGTATCTATCTTATCAGTGGTTGCTGTTATTGTAAAGGGACCTAATGGAGAGCTTACAGCTGTGTTATCTGGGTAGTCATTTAAAAATAACGTAACTGTAGAATTACCACGTAAAAATTTAAAATCAGGTATAAATCGTTTTACTGACATAAAAAATTCTCCATCACCTCTATAGTCAGCCACACCTGTCATTTGTCCCAGTGGACTTCTTCTAGATGTAATATCCCAGTCTCCAGATTTAATAAAAGCATCAATAGATGTAGTGCCCGAACTATTAACCTGATCGTCTCCTAACTCATGAGCATAATAAATAGAAGATCCATATGTATTAGTTATGCCTGATATCTCAGAAAAAACTGGTGTTGCTGTTGAATTATAATCAGTTGCATAAGGTAAATTATATACCCCTTGGTCTTGATAACTTGATCTATCTAAAGAAGAAGTTGTAAAAACATTTTCTGAGTAATTATACGTTACACATCTGTCAATTTGTGTAGACCCTGATTTAGGGTAGAACCAATTAATTTCTGTAAACAAAGCATTTGGTGAAGAATAAATTATTTCACTTGCATCATAGTTGACACCTAAATTATCTCCATCTGTGCTAAATACAAAGTCTTCAACCAGGCACGGTAATGATTTTACTGTACCATCGAATACAAAAAATCCTCCTTCAGCAGACATCCACCACACAGCTCCGTTTGCATATGACACAGCTTTTGGTCCTATACATCCACAGTTTGTACCAACTTGTCTAACACTAAAAGTAAAGGGTGGACCCACAAATTGAATAACATAAGCAGCCTGATCTGTTATTACAAAGACATAATCTTTACCTTGTATAGCAGCTACAATTTTGTTTCCTGTATCTAATCTAAAAGACCCTGCAGTATTAGTAGCTGTCGGTGAATAAGTATTTAAATCTTCTTGATTAGAAAATCTTACAAACATCGGATCTTGTGTAGTAGAGTCTCCAATGGTTGTTTCAGTTCCAAAATGAAATAAATGTCTGTCTCGATCAGATACCAAAGTTAATCTTGATTGGCTTGGATTGTTTGTTGTGTTAAAATTAGTTGTAGTTTGAGAAGCTCTGATTGCTCTAGGTACAGCAGCCCCTGCATTCCAAGTAAAAGTTTTACCATTAAATATAGTTGCAACTAACACTTCTCCAAAGTTATCTAGGCTCCAGTTGCCTGGATCCAGAATCACGTCACTTACAGTTCTAGCCGTGCCCCATGTAGAGTCTCCCCATAAATATGTACTCCAACCATAACCAGCTGTTTGAAAAGTAGGTCCTACTTCTTCGTAAGGATTAATACTAGCTGATCCAGAAGCTGATGCGGCTCCACTTGCATTAACTCTCATTTGAATAGTAAAAGTATTTGCATTGGGCACAGTTAATACTTCAAAAGCACCTTCAGTAAAATCTGATGCCACATATCCTGTAGGTGGAGTTACAGATGTAAAGGTTACATATCTTCCTTTGGATAATCCATGCCCTGTTTTGTTAACAGTTACATTATTTTGACTTGAGAAAGTATCAAAGGTAGCTCCAGTAATAGCTGTTGCTAAAGGACTAATGTCAAAAAAAGCTCCTTCGTAATATAGAAATAATCCTTGAGATGTTCCAATGGCTACATATTTCTCACCATTAAAACTAGTAAAAGCATGTTGAGCTCTAGCTGCTCCTGGTAATGTTTCTTGAGCATCTGTAAGCTGCGTCCAACCACCTATTTTTTCAGGCAGTCCATATCTAAATCTTACAAAATCTCCATCTACCCATTGGCCTTCAGCTCCTGAGTCTGTTGCTTGTTTGTTAAAACCGGGTTTAAAATTAAGTTTCTGTAACATAAGCCTAGTATTATATAGGGTTTATATAATTTTAACAGAATTATGTTATGATTTCAACTGGCTTATACTTCATCCCACGCCAGTGTATCAGCGTTCCAAACGTGAGTATCTTCATTAACATTTAAATGAGAAGCGTTTCCGTACCATTTTTGCTCGTCTTCCTTCCATTTAATGTAATAAGGGACTCGAGCAGGTTGTGTGCCGTCAACTTCTCCAGCGTCATTTGTTATATCTTGCCCTGCTAAAGGGTTATCATATTCTGTAATTGATGGATAAGCCACTGGTGCTTTCCAAGTAAAATCTTCATTACTTAAATGCCATGAAGCATAAGGTTGTCCATCTATAAATCTATCAGCAGTTTCTAGATAAACTCCTCCACGACCTGCGCATTGATTTCTAAAACTGTGATTGTATGAATATTGTTTCCATACATTTTGTTCCTCAGAATACATATGTTTGTATAGATTTTTTACATATGTTTCTCCATCTACATGCATATCGTTTTCTCCTAAAGGACCATTTGAAGTTGGTACATCATTAGAAATGACAATACACTCTTGTACTCGCCACTCTAATTCTCCAGTGTGTGGATTAGGTTGTTTCTGTATTCTTGCAAAATGTGCCATAATAGCTCTCCTTATATATTATTAATTAATTGTTGTAAATTATTTTTTTCCTTTAAAATAAACAGGAAGACCCAACATAGGTCTACCATCAAATTTTACAGCATTTTTACTCTTTTTATTATAGTGTAAAAAGACTTGTGCACAGTCGTCCCCCTTAAAAGGTTCTCTCCAATGTTCTAAATCACACCCTCTGTATATCAACATATCCCCCGGATTCAAATCTATTTTAACTCCTTTTTTACCTTCTTTTCCTGTAGGATCTAAATAAATAGGCCATGGTTGACCTCCTAAATTTAAAGTTGTGGATATATCACAGGCCATTCTATCTTTGTGTCTTTTTAAAACATCTCCTTTTTTATATAATCTTGCGTAAGAATAATTAGGATATAATTTCATTTCAGTTTCTTTTTCCATCATAGGTTTAATATCTTGAAGCAAAGTTTCAAATACGATGTCAGAATATATGCTAAATGTTTCGGGCACTTGACCATCACCAAAAGCTCCTAACATTGTTTCACTTGGATTTATATATTTATGATTAAATAATATATAAGTTAAATATCTTCTATTTAAAAAATAATCAAAAAGAAATTTACAAAGTTTTTTATCAATAGCTTTTTTTATTATTTTATATTTATCTTTTTTAAATGACATTAATCCTCCAATTGTTTATTAAAAAAATTTAAATTTATCACCATTCTTTTTTTGGTATTAGTAGAGGTAACACTACAATGAGGTAGTCTACCATCAAATAAAACTAACCTGTTTGCCTTACAATATACACTTTTTTTATTTTTTTTAAAGATAGTCCTTCCATTACTTGAATTGACATAATATATAGCTGACCACCATTTATATTTCCAATCAAAGTCTGTATGATAACCATGAACAACTGGTGTATCTGTTTTTAATAATAAATTAGCTTTTATCCTACAAATAGAAGTCATTTCAAGTTTCACAATTAAAGGTT